GAAACGACCAGCAGCATTGTAAGAATCAATGTTTGAGCTGGGGGTTATGTATAATTTTGGTTGATCCCCTTCAAGGTCATAGATACCAAAGGCATCTTTACCATGAATGTAGTTGTGATAGACAGTAGCGGTAGAGCTGGTTGTCTTTTGATTTTTGCTTAGCAAGAATCGGACACCATACAATTCACCCATTTCACCTCGATACAATTTCTTGACATCGGAGTAAACTTTGGAATTAATCCAAGTGCTATCAGCCAAAAGGTCTGCTTTGACGAAAGGACCAACTTTTCCGATGAAATATCCATCTTCATAAGTTGGAGCATAAGCGGCTTCGAGAGTACGCACGACTTTGCGGATTTCAGCAGCTGAGATGACATCACTTGCAGCGACATCAGAAATCAGCGACTTTCCACCAGCTAATCGGGCAGTACCACCTTCGAGACCGTTATCACGAACTAAGGTGTCTAAAGTTTCCCTCATGTTCTGTCCAAACAAAGCAATTTTTTCAGCATTTCGTACATCAACCGAGGTTAATGATAAGAAACGAGAAATTTTTGCAGCAGAACCGTACTCTGAAAGAGTGGCGGTTACTGTGCTTGAAGACAAGGACACTTCGGAAGGATTAGTACCTTCGGTTAATGGAGTAGTAGCAACAGAAAGAGGAGCATATCTATTGAAAAGAATTGATTTCCCTTCATTTTGACTTCTCGTTTGTTTCTGTGCGCCTTCTTCCATCACCTGTTCCCATTCATTTCTTTTGAGGAAGACTTTGGAGTACAAAGTCATCATCTCATTAGAAAGTAGGATTGTGGTTTCAGCAGCCATATTTTAACTAAATAGAATTAATAAACTTTTCCGTATTTTTCTGTGATTTCTTCAATGGTCATATCTTCAACTGATTTCTCAGCCTTTTCGACATGGCTTGAAGGTCTCATAGCAGACTCGGCAGCCTGTTTAGCGAGATTACTTTTTTCTGAAGCGACAGCACTCTCTACTGATTTAGAAAACGGTTTCATCATTTTAGCCACTAGGGCGGTAACCGACGTGTTAGGATTTCCCTGAACAGCGTGATAAACAGCAGTTGTAATACTTTCGTTCAAGTCGGGGTCAAACTTATCACTTTGAGGGTCTAATTGTGGGTAGGCGGCAACAGCTTCTTTTGCCTCAGAATTTATGCGATTGATAGCCTTTTCTTTCTCAATCTCCATTCTGGTTAAAGCCCGAAGGTCGTCCAAAGTTAGTTCACGTTCACCACTACCCGAAGGGGGTACGCTTGGCTCAAACCTGTTGAGTCCACCGGTAAACTCTTCTATCTTTGAGGATAGACTTTCGACTTGGTCTTGAAGTTGTTTTTTCTCCTTAACTAGTCCTCGGATACGTTTGCTCGCACCCGTCTCCTTTTTTTCACCTTCCTCAGATTCGGTTTCTTCACTCTCGGGCTGATCGGCCCCAGAGGATTGACTATCTTCTGATTCTAATGTCGCTTCTTCTTCTACTGGTGATGATTCAGCTTCGTTGTTTTCGACCTCAACGTTTTCGTTTTCCATCAAATTTGGTTCTTCTGGCATTGCATATTGAACTATTAAACAGAGGTATCGTTCTCCGAGACGTAAGTTTTCTACGGATCAGGTAAAAAGACTTAATTGGATACAGGTAGGAGGAACCTGTACCCAGTTAAACCTTTTTTTTAAGAATTGGTTGACCTTCTTCGTCAATTCCAATTAATAACTTATCCATACCGACATAAATAGCATGTTCAAGTTCACAGCTAGTACACACGCAGTAAGGACCTCTTTGTCGCCATTCGTGATAACCTTTTGGGACAAAGGAAAAGGACGGATTGTTAAAGTTCAGGACTTCACTAGGGTCACTACTTTCTTTCGGATGCAGATGTGAGTCGTTATGTACTTCATCTTTTCCAGTAGTGTCTTGGTTGGTTTGATATAAATTGTCTTGATTCTCATTTGTCATCCTTTATCTCCTCGACTACTTCCGAAGAGTCCTCCACTTTATTAATAATCGAATTTAGGAGACCCTTAGCCAAAGTAACCATAATGGTCCTATCGCCGATATCTTCCCGACTTAATCCGGAATCGACAGCGACAGTTAATTGAGCATCGAGTCCCTCTTTTAGGCTTTGGATATAATTTTTAAGATTAGTCCAGACCTCCATTTGCGATAACGTATGAAAAGCAGCGTCTTGGGGGTCTATCCCCTTCTTCTCCAATTCAGCGTTTTTAGTTTGTTCCCAAACTCCCTTAATACTGTGGAAGTCCGGTTTGATTGCCGACATCTATTCCTCCTTGTGGCGTGGGTTGTGGAGGAATTTGATTGACTCCATTGTCCATTTGAGCCACTAAATCCATAAATTGTTGCTGATGTTCTTGCATGGCTAAATCGTCTTCTTCGGCAGGACTCTTTTCGGCATCTTGACTTTCGATGATTTCATCCCAGTTATTGACGTTTTCAGAGACTAGTTGAGTTAAGAGTTTAGTAAATTTGATATTAGTCCCTTCAGCTCGTAGAATTTCAATCATAGGTGAGGTAACCCCACCTTGAGGAGAGGGTTGAGCGTTCTGAATTAAGAGGTTTAAGAGAGCTAGGACATTATCCTGTTGGTTTTGTTTATCAACAGCGAATGACGACCCTGAAACCATTTCATAGTCATAGAGGATAGAGCCTGTTTGACTCTTGTTAATCTTTAGGTTGCCTGTTTTCTCGTCATATTGACTTTGCATTTCAGGATACTTTTTAAGGATAGTCTTTATCTCTTCTCCAAATAGTCGGACACTTATAGCTGAAGATTGTTTTTGAGAGATAAGATTGACCATCTTCTTCATAATCTGATTGACAGCAATCTCGACATAGAATTTATCCCAAGCGTCTCGTGAGTTTTCTCTTGCCGCTTGTTGTTTAAGAGCTTGAGGTGTCTTACCAAAGGAGTTATCAACAGTTGAAGAAACGGTAGTATCAGTAGTCCCAAACTGATTTAAGAGGGCAGCGTTGGCACTCTGGTAAATGTTTTGGAAGGTTTGAATCCCTTGAGGACTTAATTGAATTGCTTGAGCCGCAAGGGCTGGGTTACCACGGGCAATCCAGTTAGCTCCGGCAACACGCTTAATCGATGAGGGGACGATAATATCTTTGTTAAATATAACCGGAGGGAAGATAGACATCTTAGCTGAATCTAAAGCTAGATTCCAGGCTGAGTTCATCACATATTGCATTGATTTCCCCCTTTCGACATCTCCCATACCCATAAAGTCTTCAAATAGAGGAATGGCCCATTTATTCCCTACTGGTAGTTCACCTTCAATACCTCGATTCTTACCATCACGAATAACCATATATTCAGCTTCAGGGACGACATCTACCCACCTATCACGTTCATACATCGACAAGACTTCATAGAACCCATCACCTTTAGTCCCACTGACTCCGGCTTCCATATCCTCTTCACGTTGAGTCTTAGAATCTGAATCACGGTTTTGTTTATCTCCAGTGCTTTGCTTTAACTTAGTAATGACTTTATCAACATTCTTATAGCCATCAGTCTTACGAAGTTTCTCGAAGAAAGATAGAGGTTTCCATGAACGGACAATCACATAATCTGAGTCTTCTAATGAAGTTGCTCCTACTTGAGGGAAAATATCCCAAGGAGAGATAAGCCACATATCCGGACCGACATAACCATTTTGTTTAACATCCCAGTCCACCATATAAAAAGCGTTTCCATAGATTTTGCTCATACGGTGTAACATTCGGAGTTTTACAAGAAAGGGTAGTTGAGCATTAGCATTAGGGACAACGTATTTATCTAAAATAAGGTTCATCAGAGCTGAGGCTCCCATGTCATTTTTAGAAATTGCTTTCACTTTCCCAACAGGAACTTGTGCCATTACCCGAGCCTCAGACTCGATGATATAGGTGGAAATCTTGTGATCAAAGACTTTAGATTTGGTCGTTTCACTGATTTGGTCTTCTAAATTACCTAAAAACAAATTCTCGTGTTCTTTCCACATTTCCCTCTTATTGACGAGTGAATCATCAGCTGCTTGTCTCCTTTGTTTGATTGTGTTTGATATTGTGTCCATAAAAATACCCCCTGTTACGGGGGTTCACACCGCTTTCTATACGGTAAAAACTCTAAAAACTAACACCACTTGGTGGTCAACTGCTATATTATAACATAATTTAGCAGAATAAGCAATAGACTGCTAGTTTATATCTAAGGTTTATCTGTGTTCTTATAGCGTTTAACCTTAACTATCTGAAGTGTTTTGATAACCGGTTCGCCATCTTTCATGGTTAAAGTAAAATTAGCCGAGCCATACTCTAGCTCTTGGGCTTTTCTTTCAACTATGGCATGGAATTCAAGTTTTTTGGGGCTTAGCATAATCTTCAAAATCTCTAAAAACAACATCACAGATTATTTTATTACTGACTCTTATTTCAAAATAGAACACTCCATTGGGAAGTTTAATCATTTCTTCGGCTATCTTTAGATGCGCCCAGTTGTTTTGTTGTTTGGTTTCCATTAGTAGAGTCCTTTGTCATTAAATAACTGTTCTGTGGGGAAGTCGTCAATATCATCATCAACTACCAGTGAGTTAATCCCGTAACGGACAGCATCCATAGCATGATCAAAACCCACATCAGGGACATTGATTATCTTTCCCTCTTTGTCTGTCTGCCATAAGTAGTTTCTGTATTCCTTGATTAGATTAAGACTGCGTTTAGTCATACTCATTCTTTGGTCTTGGACATAAGCTATCCCCTTAGAGAGCGACCCCTGACCCTTTAAGGCAGGTTGAATCATCACACCATAACTTGTAATCTCGTCTATGCTCTTAGGTTCGGCACTATCAGCAATAACTAAAGCTTTGTCTTGGTTGTTTAATATATCAGCGATTTGTTTATTAGAAAGTCCTTTTTGATAAGTGATTTCATCTAAGATAAAGCCCCCATTGTATCGATAGATAGCCACGATAGACGTAGGGTCATTAGAATACCCAAAGTCCAATCCATAGCGTTCTAAACGTGCCTCGTGGGGTATATCATCAATAATCTGCCAGTCTTTGTATATCTTGCCCTCTACCTCACCTAACTGCCCCAGACCATATACGAGCCACCAGTTCTTATTACTCTGTCTTGACTCAATAGCCTGAACTATGTTTGGATCAAGAGCTTCGTTATCTTTGTAGGTAAGAATAAGAAAATCTACGTTATCTTTACCTTTAACTTCAGTGTAGAACCAATACTCCTGAACAGGGTTGTGGTCAAGCCAAACTATTTTCTTTGTACGAACTTCTAACTGAGTGTAGGTTTCATAGGATATATTATTAGCTTCATTAATAAACAACACATCTCTTCTTGGTCCCCTTACCTTCCCGGGCTGATCTGCTGAGAAGAACTCGATTCGACTCCCTGTTTCAAAAAGATAAACATAATCAGTCTTTGACCACTGAGAGTCTTTAAAGTACCCATGCCCCTCCATAATGTTAAGGAAGTCCCTTATTGCTCCTCGGCGAAGGTGAGGGAAAGACTCGCTAACTACCGACAATAACTCATTTTTGTGTGTTTGAGCATATTGAATACACCACAATAGAATTGAGATAGTCTTGCTAGCTGAAGTACCACCAGCTACACCTCGAATACGCTTTCTTAGAGCAAAGATTTTATCAGTAGCAGTTGTTTTAACATATTTCATAATTA